GCGTCGGTCGCCTGGCCGCGGTACTCCTCGAACGTCACGCCGCCGAAGGTGAACCCCGTGCGGTAGTCGTTGCCGAGCTGCTGGTTGCGCTGATAGTACTGGAAGGCCTCTTTCACCTTTGCATGCGTCGTGAAGGCGTCGTAGAAGCCCGAAGAACACAGACACAGGATGCCCGTCATGAACTCGCCTTTGAGGTTGTCCTCGATGTGGCGCTTCACCTCGAGCACCTTGAGCAGCACCTCGGTCGAAGCGGTGCCGAGGGCGAAGTTGACGGTCTTCGGCGCGATGTCGAACTCGGTGTAGAGGTTGTAGAGCACCGAGCCGTCGGCGTCGAGGATCACGCCCTTGAGCGCGCCCATGCGCAGGTGCTCGAGTGTGATCGCGTGCTTGTTGCGCATGTTCTGGAGCTTCAGGGCCAGCAGATCGGCGAGCGCCTCGGTTTCCGACTCCGAGCCGAAGGCGCGGATGCCCTGCACCTCTTCGGGCAGCACGGCGTCGTCGTGCGGGATGTGCGGGATCACGAACGACCGCACCTTGCGCTTGCCCTGAGTGCCCACGGTGCCGGGCGCGCCCACGGGCTGCGTGGGCAGCAGGTTCAGCACGCCGCTCATCTCCTCGATGATGATGGTGCGGGTGCGGACGCCGGTGGCGGGCATGAGGTTCAACTGCTCCAGACGCCCGTAGGTGTTGGGGATCTTGTTGATGGCCGCCGTCAGGGCGACCATGTTGAAGACATCGGTGGCGAATGGATTGAGCATCGACATGGGTTAGGCTCCTTCCCGGACGAGAATGCCCAGGCTTTCAAGTTGACTGATCGCGGCGGTCTTCTGCGGGCCGGTGATCGATCCGGGCCACACCAGACCTTTGTCCGAGCAGATGGCGTGACGAGCGACGATGACGCCCGGCTTGTCGGCGGTGCTTGCGTCCACGGGATGCACCAGCACGCCAGCGGCCGTTTCCGAGCCATCCGTCGCGCCCGGCGCAAGCTGCGTCACCTTGCCGCTTGAGGTGATGATGCCGACCACGGTGCCGGTCGCCAGGTTCTGGCCGCTGGCGACGGTGACCTCGTCGCGGCTATAGAGGTTGTCCTCTTCGAATTTCAGCCAGTCGCCGAGGTAGTTCGATTCGGATTGAACAGGCATGGCTACTTCGCTCCTTTCCCTCCGGCCAAGGCCAGGCAGGCCTTGACGACCGGATTCTCATCGAGGTTCTGCACGGGCCTGGTGCTGGCCTCCGGCAGAACATGCGATCGGATTTCTTCTTGGTTGGCCTCGGCCCGCAGCGCGAGCAGTTCTTTGCGGACCTCGGCCGCCGACAGATGCCGGCTGATGAAATCACCGGCCAACGAGGGCCGGCCGGCGATCGAGCACAGCACGACGATCTCGGCTGCCTCGGCGTAGCCCTGCTCGCGGGCTTGGGCCTCGATCGCGGCGAGATCGGGAACGGGCGGACTCGTGGCCGCCTGGGTTGCTTCAGACATTGGAGTGCCTCCTTTTGTGAACTTGGGTTTCAACAACGACTCGGTCATCGCGGCCAGGGCGTCGCGGAACGTGCCGACGCGGTCGGCGAAACCCTGGGCGACGCTGTCCTCGCCGTAAAGGATGCCCGCTTCGGTCGCGCGCACGGCCGCGGCGCTCAGGCCGCGGCGGCGGGCCACGGCATCGACAAACATGCCGTAGAGCCGGTCGACCTCGGCCGCGAGCACCGAGCGGGCGCCATCGGAGAGCGGCTCGTGCGGGTTGAAATCGTTCTTGTGGTCACCGGCGAAGATCGTCGTGTAGCGCAGGCCGTTCGCCGCGTCCCAGCCGCTTTGATCGAGATGCATGGCGATGATGCCCACCGAGCCGACGCCGCCTGTGCGCGTGACCCAGATGCGGTCCGTGGCCGAGGCGAGCAGATACCCCGCGCTCAGGGCCCAATCATCGACCGAGGCCCACACCGGCTTCACGCGCGCGGCTTCTTCGATCAGGCTCGCCACATCCCAGGCGCCGTTGGCCTCGCCGCCGTAGCTGTCCAGGCGCAAGAGGATCCCTCGCACCTGCGGGTCGGTGGCGGCGTCGAGAATCTCGTTGCCCAACTGCTCATAGGAAGTGAGCCCCGACTGCGCATCCATCCCGGAGGCGCGGTTGACCAGGCTGCCCGAGACTTCGATGACGGCGATGCCGGCGTCGGTGACGGCGTAGGGCTTTCGCCATCGCTGCTCGGTGAGTAACGCTGCGTCCACGGCAGGCGGCTCCATGCCTAGGCGCGGTGCCAGCACGGCCAGGATCGCCGCGAGCTTCTTCTGATCGATCATCAGCGGCGTGTGGAACACGCGCGAAGCGATGTGCGAAAGATTGGTCATTGGACTTGCGTGGCGGGGTCTGGCTCAATGACCCGCTGCCCGTTGCCCGTGGTCTTGCGTGCATCGGAGTCATAGGTCAGCCCCAGCGAGTCGGCGCGCGCGTTGTCGGCGGCGGCCTGCCGGTCGACGTCCTCCTCGTCGTAACCCATCTCGTTGATGACGGCGCTGCGCGGCTTGAACCCGGCGCGCACGGCGGTGACCTCGGCGTTCATGTCCTTGAGCGGATCGACCCAGGCCCAGGACGGCGGCCGCCATTCGACGTCGAGGTAAGCTTCGGGCGCGCGGGCATAGTCGCGGGCATCGATCGCGCCGCTGAGGGCCGCCGCCTCGATCCAGGCCCGCCACACCGGGCGGCAGAACTGAAACACCATCACCTGGTGCTGGAACTGCTCGCAGCGGCGCCGGAACTCGAGCAACCCCGCGCGGATCGAGGAGTAGTTGACGCGCTCGAGGTCCCCGGTGAGCTGCTCGTAGGTAATTCCGAGGCCCGCGGCGATCGCTCGCAACTGCACGCGCATGAACTCCGTGTACATGCCGCCGACGTCGCCTGGCTCGGTGAACTTCACATCTTCGCCCGGCAGGAGCTTTACCATCGAGCCTGGCTCGATGCCAGCCAGCGGCACGCCGCTTGAGTCCGTCTCGCCCTCGCCCGGCTTTGCGCCGATCACCGGATCCTCGGGGTTGTTCTCGATGATGAACGCGGCAAACATCGCCGCCAGCTTCTTGCGGACCAGTTCGGCGTCGTCGTACTGGTCGAGTTCGTGCAGCTTGACGAGCACTTGCGCGAGCCACGGCTGACCGCGATGCTGGCCGGGCCGCAGCGGCTTGTAGATGTGCAGGACCGACTCAGCCGGCACGCGTGCCGTCTCGCCAGCGTTGAAGAACGTCAGTTTCTCCCCAGGATGCTCGCGGTAGAGGTGATAAGCCACGCGGCGGCCCAACTTGTCGAACTCGATCCCGGCGCGGATGACGTTGCCGTTCGGCAGGTTTTCGTTCTTCGCCGTGGGCAGGTGCTCGGCTTCGAGCAGTTGGAGCTGAAGCGGCACGGTCAGTCCGTCCTCGATCCGGCGCTCGCGCAGCCGCACCAGGCACTCGCCGCCCTCGATTGTGGAGCGGCACACCAGCGCCTGGAGCCCGTAGAAGTCCGTCAGCCCGGCGGCATCGGCCTCATCGGTCCACCGCAGCCAGAGCTCCTGCAGCCGCCGCTTCACCTCAGGGTCCTGGTGCTTCGATTGCGGCTTAATCCCCGTGCCGACGGCGTTCGCGACAAAGCTTTCGACAGCGTTGCTCGCCCAGGCGTTGCGCCGCACCATGTCGCGCGAACGGGCGCGCAGCGCGTCGCCGCCTCCGGTGACGAGGGTGTTGATCCCTTCCGCCGAAACGCTCCAGCCCAGGGTGCGGCGCGTCGCGGCGGCAGCCTCGTAGCCCGAGACCGCGCGCACCGGGACGCCGAAGGCCGCCCGCAGCAAATTGCGCCAGTAGCCCATCAGAAACCTTTGCTCGTGTAGGTGCGAATGACGCGCGAACGCGGTCGGGCCGGGTCTGCCGCCGCCATCGACGCCTTGACCTCGGCGATTGCCTTCTTGAGCTCATCGACGCTCCGGTACTCGATGCTCCGGCCCTCGAACGTCACGCGCAGCGTGCCGCTGGCCAGCGCCGCCTCGAGCGCTTCCAGTTGCGTCTGGGTGTAGGCCATCTTTAGTTCTGCATCCACTTCGAACGAACCGCGACGCGGCGCACGCGGCGCGGCTGAGGCGCGGCCGCAGGTTCGGCTGGCGCGGCAGGCGCAGGCAGCAACGCCTCGAGTTCCCGCCAGTGCTTCTCCGTGAACCGGTCGATGCCGTAAATGCTCGCCGCCGCCCTTGCATACACGCGGCAGTCGAGCGCTTCATTGCGGCGGTTGGGCGCGGCGACCCAGTGGCCTTTGACAAGGCTTTCGGCGGTCAACTGCCGGAAGTACTCATCCTCGTAGCGCGGGAAGTGGCAGTAGCCCGCCGGGAAGGGCGCGCCGCTCTCTGCGGTGGGAGGCGCCAGGCGCAGCCGGCTGTAGAGTTCGGACTTCGCCACCGGCGTCCCAAGCGTCCACAGGCGCGTCCCGCGCCGCTTGCCCGCATCCACCGGAGAGGCGCCCAGGATCAGCCGGTCCGTTCGCGCGGTTCCCTTCACCGCCACGGCAGTCTTCGGATGCGCCGCCCGCGCGCCGGCCGGACCCCAGGAGGCCTGCGAATGCGTGCGCACCCAGTCGTAGGCGATGCGCGGGTTGAAGCCGGAATCGACGCACAGCACCCGGATCGGCAGCCGCAGGCCGCTGGCGTGCGGAAACTCCTCGTCAAGCACTTGATCGAGCTCGCGCCAGACATCCGCCCGCGCCGTGTCGCCCAAGAGCACCCGGTAGTCGACCGACCAGGATTCCTTCCCGCGGCCCCAGGCCACCACTTCGACCTCGATCCGGTCCCGCTGCACGTCGGCGCCGGCGGTGAGAAACAGACCTCCCTGCGGGACTGTACCGATCGCGTAGTCCTCGCGCCGGTCGTAGAGCGGCTGCCAATCGGGCGCATCGCCGCGCTCCTGCCAGGATTCTCCGAGCACAAGATTCACGAACGACTTGAGCCGTTCGACATCCTGCTGCGCCTTCTCCCAATCCTCGGCGGCGCGCCCCCACGAATACCAGCCCACGGGACTGTAGAGGCTCGACAGATGATAGCCGCGCGTGCGCCCGTCGCCGGCGGCCTCGGGCCGCCACTGGCCGCGCGCAAGCATCGTGTTCTTCTGGTGATTGAAGATCGGCTGCTCGCAGGCGATGCAGTGGTAGGCGGCCTGGCGCGGCTCGCCCTTGGGCCAGCGGAGCCGGTCGAACTTCAGCACCTGGAACTCGCCGCAGTGCGGGCACGGCACCCAGTAGCGCCGCTGGTCGCTCTCGGCGAAGGCCGCCTCGATGCGGCTCAGGCCGGTGATCAAAGGCGTCGACACCAGGAACACCTTGCGGCGCGAGAACGTCCGCGTGCGCGCGAAGGCCAGATGGATCGGATCGCCCTCGCCATCGACATCTCCCGGATAGGCGTCGATCTCATCGAGGAACAGATACCGCACGGCCATCGAGCGCAGGCCCACGGCCGAGTTGGCCCCGGTCATCACCAGCACGCCGCCAGGGAACTCCTTCGACAGAACCGTGTTGCCCGAGTCGCGCGAGCGAGGGCTCTTCACGAGCTCC